GATGCATTCGTTCAAGGCTTGCTATGCCAAATGGGCGGATGAAAAGGCTCAGGCCAAGATGGCGCAGGCTGCGGAATGACTGGCGGGTATGACCAAAGTCAGCCATTTGCCATCAAGCGATGCAAGCACGGCCTATTCGCATTCAGCCGGAACGATACGTTCATAGGCCGATCGCTGGATACATACGGCGAGTGGTGCGAATTTGAACTAGACCTTCTGCGGTCGGTGGTCGGCGTCAATGATACCGTAATTGATGTTGGGTCTAACATCGGGACGCACGCCGTGGCATTCGCTAGGATGGCGACGAAGGTTTATGCGTTCGAACCCCAGCCAAGACTTTACCGGACACTGCAAGCCAATTTGGCATTGAACGGTATTAAGCACGTCACGGCACATCAGGAAGCCGTAGGGGCCTATTGTGGGAATATCCTGATTGCCGACTTGCCGCCAGATGAGACGGTATTCAATTTTGGCGCTCTGCCGATATCGTTTCCGTCCCCAAGCCGTATTAGCTCCCACATGATCACGATTGATTCGCTGGGGTTGTCCCCGGCGCTAATCAAGATTGACGTTGAGGGCATGGAATCCGATGTCATCGAGGGAGCAAAGGAAACCATCAAACGGCATGGTCCAGTGATTTACCTTGAGAACAACGGCAATGATTCGGACGAGGCTGCGGGGGCTTTGAATAGCATCGGCTATCGCGCATGGTGGTCTATCGGTCCATATTTCAATCCGAACAATTTCTTCAAGCACCCCACTAGCATTTGGTCCGAAAGGATGATGCCGAGCGCCAATCTTATTGCAGTGCCGAAGTCATCGGGGAGGACGTTCGACTTGCCAGAGTTCACGGGGGCGGCAGATAATTGGCGTCCCCACTATGGAACTAATCGCGCCTGACCGCGTTTCACGTCCTCAACAGGGGACTATATCATGCTGGCCTCAGTCATCACCTTTCTGATTTACGTATGTGTCCTTGCGTTGGTAGTTTATCTCATATTGTGGGTCTTGAGAGATGTTCTCGGCCTACCAATCCCCGCCAAAGTCATTCAAATTTTGTGGGTCATAATCGCGCTGATTGTGATCCTGTGGCTTGTCGAGATGGTTCTTCCCGGAGGTGGGGGGATGCCTCACTTTCTCAGGTGACGGCAGGCAAAGCCAAATTGACTTGAACCAGCCCATCCCGGCAGCCCCATCGATCTGTGTCGGGTGTTGAACTTCAGCCAACTAGCCACGCCGATGATTCCGGCAACTGGCACCGTTCTGAATACCCGCGCTTTAACAGGCACGGGTATTTCTTTGCCCTATTGACGATTATTGAATTTCCGGTGTATAGCGAATATGCATCACATCGGGCCGATGGGATTTTCTCTCTAAGTTGAGCCAGACAGCGCCGCTTGCTCCTTAGATCGACCCGCTCCTGCGTTGGGCGGTTTTCCAAGGCACCAAAATCCAGCAGTGCTTGCCGGACAGCCTCCACAAACAGGGAGCGGTTCTGGCTATGGCCAACACGCAAAGCGCCTACGGCTTTAGGCATATTGGTTTTACGTCCGGCGGCAGCCCCGACTATCAGCTCGCCACGGCGCTGATTTCATCGGCAAACACCACCAAGATTTATCGCGGCGATCCGGTCGTTAAGATCGCGTCGTCTGCGTATATCGGCCAAGGTGCCGATGTCACCACGACGCTGGTCGGTATTTTCGACGGCTGCGTTTATATCCCGGTCGGCGGCGGCACCCCGATTTGGTCGCCCTTCTGGCCGGGTACTGCGGCATCCGACGCCACGGCCTACGTCATCAATGCCCCGAACGCCCTGTTTCTGGCGGCAACCCTTCTCACCTCAATTGTTGCATCGAACATCGGCGAGAACGTCGGCTATGCCATCGGCACGGGTTCGACGGTAGGCGGCGGGTTCTCTGGCGCGACGATTGACCAGTCCACGTTGGCTACGACGCTCACCCTGCCATTCCAGGTTTACAGCCTCTTTCAGGGCATTGGGAACGGCGCCGATACGACCACGAATTATGACTGGGCGGTTGTGACCTTCCAGAACCAGCGGCTCCGCACCCAGACCGGCGTCGTATAAGGGAGAATGACCAGTGCCTATTGCTCTCGCATCAATCCGCTCTGAACTTCTCCCCGGCCTCTTCGACGTTCGAGGCTCCTATGACATGATTCCCAGGCAATGGGATAAGGTCTTCAAAACCCATAAATCCGCGATGGCGGTTGAGCGTTCGACGCAGATGGCGTTTGTCGCTCTGCCGTTCCTGAAAGACGAAGGCGCTGCCACGCAGTTCGATAACAACGCAGGCGAGCGCTTTACGTGGGCATTCGTGCATGTCGAGGTAGCCCTTGGTTACGCGATTACCCGCAAGGCAATCGATGACAATCTCTACAAGGCCCAATTCAATCCGACGAACCTGAAACTTCAGGAAGCTTTTGCTCAGTTCAAGGAAATTCAGGGCGCTAACGTCCTGAACCTCGGTAACGTCTACAATTCGGCTCAGATTGGCGATGGACAGCCGCTGTTCTCGACCGCGCATCCGTTCGACGGCGGAACGTGGGCTAATACCTCGTCCACTCCGAAGTCGCTGAATGAATCCTCGCTGCTTGCGAATATGACCAATGTTCGCACCCAGTTTGTCAACGAACGCGGTTTGCGCATCATGTCCCGCGCTCGCCGGCTGATTGTGCCGCCGAACCTTGAAGCGGTTGCCATTCGGTTGATGAAGACCGAACTTCGACCCGGCACGGCGATGAACGACGTTAACGCCATTCTCACGTTGAGCGGAGGCTTGCCCGAAGGCCATCTCGTGATGGACTTCCTGACTTCGAACTTCGCATGGTTCCTGACCACGAATATCGAAGGCTTCATCCACATGCTTCGTATTCCTTACGAGAGCGATATGTGGGTTGATAACGTGACCGACAACCTCCTAGTCAAGGCTTACGAGCGCTACAGTTTCGGCGTAAATGACCCGAGATGCGGTTGGGGCGAATTTCCTAGCTCATGATTTGAATTGATGGGTCATCATGGCCCCCGAAGACTAGCGACGGGTAGTTCGCTGTTTTATAAGGAACGAAGTGATGGCCTATACCAAAGCAGGAAATAACGTATCCGGTCAGTTCGGGATGCCGCTGTATGGCATTCCCGGAATTCCGCCGTTCACTGGCAACTATTTCTGGGTTGACGAGACGAACGGTTCGGACGGCAATACGGGCGGCCCGCAGGATGCGTACAAGACGCTGACGCAGGCGCTTTCCCAATGCACAGCGAATAATAACGACGTCGTGTTCGTTACGGGAAGCATCCATGTCACGGCTACCGTAGCTTGGAACAAGGCGCGGACGCACATGATCGGCCTCTCGCCTCCGTCGCAGAATAGCCGGGCACGAATTGCAATTAACAATACGGCTGCAACGACTGGCGCGGTGTCACCGCTGGTTAACGTCACGGCGTCCGGTTGTATCTTTCAAAATGTTGAGGCTTTCAACGGTATCAATCAGGCGGCTACGCAGGTTGCTTGGGCCGAAGCTGGTGGCAACAACTACTACAAGAACTGCAACTTCATTCAGGACGGCAATGCGACGGCATCGGCACAGGCTGGTAATCGCGCCCTGACGATTGCAAGCGGTGAAAACCTGTTTGAGTTCTGCACGATCGGCGGCGATACGCTGGTACGTGCTACCGGAACGAATGCGACCCTTGAGTTTATCTCTGGGGCACCGCGCACGGTATTTCGGAATTGCGTATTCCAGGCTTGGTCAACTGTTGCAGCCAACGTCCACGTTCTGATCGCGGCGGCTGGTATGGACCGTTATGCGCTGTTTGAACAATGCACGTTCCATACTTTCGGGACGGCAATGTCGGCACTGGTCACCAATGCCGGCGGCTCTCCGGCCGGCAACGTCATCCTGAATAACTGCATTGCGGTCGGTGCTACGGCCATTGCGACTACGGGCAATGTATTTGTCAATCAGGTTAGTGCTGCGGGAGCGGCAACGACTTACATCGGCCTGCTGGCCACCTAACCAATCGTGGTAGTTTCCACGCCGAGCCCACGGACCCGGGCAGAGAAGGAATATTGATATGTCGCGAGCTCGCCATCACGCCGAACACGAAGGCAAGAAAGAACACCGCGCCAAGGGTGGCCGGGTTGGCATGGTTGCCGCTGGCAATCCCGATGTCATCAAGGAAGCCGAAGGCGAGGAACCCTATGACCGTGGCGATGAACGCAAGCGCGGCGGCAAAGTGAAGAAGAAGAAACACGGCGGCAAGGTTCACGAGATGCATGCTGAGGGCGAGAAGTCCAAGCATCGCATGGATCGTCCCAAGAGGGCGAAGGGTGGCCGCGTTGGTTCGGATCGCAATCCGTTCTCATCGGCCCATAAGGGCGGTGCCGCTGGCGAACGTGAAGGCAACGAGCCGGATTAGGCCATGTCTAAGTTGACGAGCAAGGCCAGAAACATATTGCCGGCGGAATCGTTCGCCGGCCCAGACCGTTCCTACCCGATTAATGATATGACACACGCTAGGGACGCTCTTGCTCGAGCTTCGCAGAATGCTTCACCCGAGCTAAAGTCTCACATCAAGGCCGCCGTACATCGCAAGTTTCCCAGTATCAAACAGGGCGACTAGCGGTCTGAAAAGAGGATCGCGAAGATATGCAGCCGGCCTATATTACGAAATCCCTGATTGCAGCATCCGTTAACGTCATTGCGACGTCGCAGACGCCTTTGGGTGCCGGCAATCTTACGCTGGTCAGCAGCACGGTTGTTCTGGATACGCAGCGCCAGGTTCTTATCACGCAGGCTGCGAACGAAACCGGGCACAATTTCACGATCTACGGGACCAATGACAGCGGCGCTCCGATCAGTGAGGTCGTGGCTGGATCGTCGGGAGCGTCGGTTACATCCGTTCTGAATTACAAGACGATTACCCGTGTGGCGATCAGCGCGGCGGCTACTGGGGCAATCCAGGTTGGGACCAATGGCGTCGGTGCTACGCAATGGAAAATCCTGAATACCAGTGTGACGCCGTTCAATCTCGGTCTGGCGGTCATCATTACCGGGACCGTAAATTTCACCGTGAACTACACGTATGA